AGGACGCCCCAATGTCGGGTTCTCCGGTTTCTGATGTAGGTAACAGTAGTGGTGGTGGTAAGGACCGTTCTACGCAAGACGCGTCTGCACCAACCACCACCGATCTGCCTGTCCCCATGGCCGAACGTGCTGCCACGCTGTGCAAATCCCTGCGCCGGTTCCGGTTTGTGGTGCAGCCACCGCAGTTCAGGCATGCCGGATATCGCGAAATGCTGGAGCAGTTCACCGACGATGAGATTCTGGGGGCTGCGAGGGCGGTACATGAGCGGCCGGGTGTACTGGAGGGGCAGACGTTCAACCTGCCGTACCTGCTGAAGGTCGTCGGCGACATCGTGGTGGCCCGCGCGGCCCCTGCGCCGCTGTCGCGGCGGGGTTTGGCAAGACGCGGGATGGGCGGGTCCGCTATGCCATGGTTCATGAGCTGGCCGGGGATCGAAGAAAAAGCGCGTGAGCTGGGACTGACACCGGGAAAAGATGAACTGCCACCCGAGTTCAAATTCCGGGTGTATGCCGCAGCCGGGTTGACGCATGACGAGTACCGGCGAGCCGAAGTCGATTTTGGCGGAAGGGGGTAACGAACATGCTGGATCTGCGTGGGGATATGCCGGGCACCTGCGGCGTCGACGTTCGCCGCCGGATTGATGCATGGATTGAGCCGCTGTTCTCGTCTCGCGATGGGTCGACGAAGCTGTCGAGGATGGAGGTGCTGTTTCGCCGCTTCTCGGCGCGCTGGGGTGCGGAGTTCGGCCGACTGTTTGCGGACGATGCGGCCCGGGACGCGTGGCGGCGGGAATGGGCGGATGCGTTCGCCGCCGAGCGGCTGACGGACCGGGCGATCAAGATGGGCCTGGACCGGTCTCGCCGTCGCATGTCACCGCCAACGCTGGCCGAGTTTCTGGCGCTGGCATGTCCGGTACCGAGCATCGAGGGGGCGTTCGCCGAGGCGCAGACGATGCTGTGGCGGCGGGCGTCGCATGGTGATGATGTATGGAGCCACCCGGCGATTTACTGGGCGGCGGTGGATTTCGGTACGGTCGAGCTGCGCACGGCGTCGTGGTCGACCAGTCAGGGGCGCTGGACACGGCACCTGACCGATCGGTTGCGGCAGTCATGGTGCCCGCCCGTTCCCGGCGTACGGTCAGCGCCAGTGGTGGACCGGGATCGGTCCCGATTCGTGGCCCGGTCGGCGATTGATGGTGCGCGCATGCTGCTGGACGGCAAGCGTGCGCCGGTAGTGCTGTAGTCAAAAACAAAGCCGGGCGGTTTCGACCTGGATAGAGGGGCTCTCAGTTGGGGTTTGGAGGGCTGATCGTGGTACGTGAAAGCAGGGTTTATCCGTTGATTCGGCGGGCGTTTGAGGTTCTGACCGTGGGTGGCTTGTCTGCTCAGCAGTATGGCAGCGGCCCAGCCGGTGCCCGGTGCGGCGATACCGCTATGGGGCTGGATGTGGCAAAACAGTTGTTGGAGGCCGCGATGCGGCTACCGGTGCAGCAGCACCTGGCGGTGATGTGTGTGGTATTCGCCGACGATATCCGGCGTGGCGAGGCGTGCTGGCGGGAGATCGGTTATTTCGTCGAGGCAGAGATCGGGCCAACGAAATGCCGCTGGGGGCGATTTGGGATCGAGTATTTCACCCGATACTGGATGCGGCGGGATGGCTCGTTTCGCGAGTTCGCGGCGATCTGCGAGGATGCAGACTGGCAGGCGGTTCGGCGCTGGTATCTACGCACCGTAGACGCGGTAATGACCCGGTGGTGCGTGATGGCCGAAAGCGAGCTGGAGCGGCTGTGCGACAGGCTGGTGCCGAAGGTTGTTGAATTCTGCGCTTGACACTGGGAGGAAATGAAACAAAAATCCGTCCTGCACAGCTACCCAAGTTGCGTCCAGAGCCCGAGAAACCCTCGGGCTTTTTTCATTTCCAGTACCCGTCGAGGTGTCCATGCGCATCGAAATGAAGGGCATCGAGACCCTGCACCGGGTGCTCGACAAGCTGTCCGACGTCCAGCAGCGCCAGGTGCCGTTCGCCACCGCCAAGGCATTGAACGCGCTAGCCGAGCGGATCAGGATGGGCGAGCGCGCCGTGATGCGGCAGCGCTTTGACCGCCCGACCGGTTACACGATGGACAGCATGTACATCCGCTATGCGAGCAAGTCCAAGCAGTACGCCGAGGTGAAGATCAAGGACTCGGCCTACAAGGCGGCGCCGGCGGCGAACTGGCTGAATACAGAGATCGTCGGTGGGCCGCGCCGGCAGAAGCGCAGCGAGAAGGCGCTGTCCATCGCTGGGCTGGGCAGCTACTGGACGCCCGGGCCGGGTGCGGTCATGGATGGCTATGGCAACGTCGGGCGTGGCTTCATCGTCAAGATGCTGTCGGCACTCAAGGCGTTTGGTGAGCAGGGTTACATGGCGAACCGGTCGAAGAGCCAGCGCAGTCAACGCAAGGCACGCAACTTCGACATCTTCGTCGGTACGCCCAACGGGGAAGCGATGGGGGTATGGCAGCGTGTGGCTATGGGCCACGGCACCGCTCTGAAGCCGCTGATGTGGATTCAGAGCGACGCGCCTGCGTACCGTATTCGCTTTCCGTTCGACAAGATTGCGGGCAACACCTTCAATGCGCACGCGCCTGCCGAGTTCGAGCGGGCGCTGCGCGAGGCCATGGCGACTGCGAGACCGTAGGTCGCCGGCGGCACCGGCCGGTGGGCTGGGAGGTCAGCGGGTCCTTCCCCCGCTTTCTCCCGACGCGGGTAATTCGAGCCGTGTTTTAGCGCTAGCCACGGGATTGCCTAGGGCTTCCTTCCTTTATGGGCACAGGGAAGTCAAACCAGAATATGCTGTTTTCAATGCTGAAACACCAATTACAACCGGAACTGCACATTGAATAAAGAGAGAAAATATTTGCGCAAAAGTCAAATAAATCACTCTCCATGACAGAGGGTATTTTTTTACGAATTCGAATATCCCTGACAGTGCATGAATAGCCATGGTGAGGTTAAAAAACTCCACAATTATGAAAGCTATCTCTAGCAATTCGGTATGCTTAACTACCGCGAGAAAACATGCAGTAGCAAGAACGCTAAGAGCGGCCCCCACGTTTAAATGATCTTTCATTAACTCGGCAGTATCATTAAACATTAGGCGTTCAATTTTTGATTTTTCTTTTATTTCCTCTTTACTTTTATTCGACGTCATTCTGAATGCCTTCATGAGGTTTTCCCTTTGTTAAATCAAAAATGATGATGGTATAAAATGGGCAAACTCGTCAACAAACGCGAACTCGCGCAGGTCCTCGGCGTGTCCGAACGGACGCTGACCGAGTGGCAGCGTGACGGCCTGCCGATCGTGATCAACGCCGGCCGCGGCGCGTCCAACCAGTACGACACCGCGGCCGTCATCCAGTGGCGCATCGCCCGCGAGGTCAACGGCGCCAGCAAGGAAAGCCCGAAGGACCGCCTCGACCGCCTGCGCGGCGACCAGGTCGAGCTGGAACTGGCCGAAACCCGGCGGCAACTGGTCAACCTGGCCGAGATCGAGCCGGCGCTGGGCCAGTATTTTTCCGATGCCGTCGCGCTGATGGCCTCGATGCCCGACAAGTACGCGCCGCTGCTGAGCGAAATGGCAACAGATCCCGATGCCATCCACGCCGCGCTCGAAGACCTGATTGAAGAACTGCGCCAGCAACTGGGTGACTATGAATTCCGCAACGACACTGATCGTGGCGCTGCTGAAGAAGCTGATGCGCCCGCCGCCCAAGATCAGCCCGGCTGAGTGGGCAACCACATACCGGCGCATGAGCGCCAAGGAATCGGCCTTTGTGGGCCGATTTTCGTTTTACCTGAACCCGTATTTCGAGTGGTTCCTGACCGAGATGATGCGACGCGACGTGACTCGCGGCGTGTGCCGGAAATCCGCCCAGGTCGGCTGGACCCAGGCCGTGATTCTCAACCTGCTGGGCTGGCTGATCCAGATCCGCAAGGGCACCGCCATCGTCATGTTCCCGAAGGAAGGGGCGGCGCAGGCATTCAACCTGGAAAAATTCGAACCGATGGTCGAAGGCACGCCCGAGCTGGCCGAGATCATCCCGACCAAGGGCCGGTCGAAGGACGTCAAGCAACTGTTCAAGAACTTCCTCGGCGGCTTCCTGAAGTTCGTCGGCTCGAACTCGATCTCCGACGTCAAATCGACCTCGGCCCGCTACCTGGTGGTCGAGGAACCGGACGACTGCAACCTGAACCTGCGCGGCCAGGGCGACGCCATCGCCCTGCTCGAAGAACGCGGCAAGACTTTCCGCGACGCCAAGCTCTTGATCGGCGGCACCCCGTCGATCAAGGAAGTGTCGTCGATCGACCGCGAGTTCGAGCAGAGCAACCGCTGTTACTGGCACGTCCCCTGCCCCGACTGTGGCGAATTCCAGCCGCTGCGCTGGGAACAGGTGAAGTGGGAAAAAGACCCGCAGCAGCATGACCCGCTGTACGGCCACCACCGGCCCGACACCGCACGCTACTGCTGCGAGCACTGCGGCAGCCTGTGGAACGACGCACAGAAAAACGCGGCGATCCGCGCCGGCAAGCCGGTCGAAACCGCGCCGTTCCGCGGCGTACTCGGGCTGGCGCTGAACGAGCTGTACAGCCAGATGCACGCCAGCCGGCTATCCGAACTGGTGGCGAAGTTTATCAAGGCAAACACCAAGCTGCGCACCGGTAACGCCAACGAGATGATCGTTTTCTACAACGCCACGCTTGGCGAGAGCTGGGAATTCAAGGACGGCCAGGCCAAGCCAGACGAACTGCGCGAACGCGGGCTCGACTACCCGCCGATGACCATCCCACGTGGCGGGCTGATCCTGACCGCCGGCGTCGACGTGCAGACCGCACAGGGCGGCTGGCTGTCGGTCACCCTGCGCGCCTGGGGTCGTGGCGAAGAAAGCTGGCAGGTGCAATGGACCGACATCGCCGGCAACCCGCTCGACACCGAACCGCGCGACGACGACGGCAAGCGCCTCGACAGCGTATGGGACAAGCTCGACAAACTGCTGTTCACCCCGCTACGTCACGTCGACGGCTTCTACGTGCGGATCTCCGCCATCTCGATCGACTCCGGCGACGGCAACACCTCGGACGCCGTCTATGGCTGGGTGCGCAGCCGCCGGCGCCGCTATCCGGGCATCGAGATCATGGCCATCAAGGGCGCCAAGGCTGCCGGTGCGGAAATCTTCAGCCGCCCGCGGCCCTCGCTGGATACCGACTACCGCAACAGCAAGGTCAGCAAATACGGGCTGCGCGTGTTCATGGTCGGTACCGCAAAAGCCAAGGACCTGCTGATCGGCCCGAAAGGGCGGTTGACGCTCGACGGCTACGGCCCGGCGCGCTTTCACTTCTCGCGCCATGTGCGCAGCGACTACTGCGAGCAGTTGCTGGCCGAGCGCAAGGTGCCCAAGCGCGGCGCCGCCGGCTACAGCGACGAAATGGTGTGGCAGAAAGTGCCGGGCGCACGCAACGAAGCGCTGGACACCGAGGTGTACGCGCTGCACGCAGCGCGGGCAGTCAAGGTTCACCTGAAGTCGGATGCCGACTGGGACCGGATCGACCAGAACCTGCGCCAGTCGCCACTGTTCGACGAACCGGTCGCCGCCGCACCGGTCACCGACGAACCGCCCGACCCCGAAGACAACGACGACGACTTCGAGCCGCTGGAAGCAAGCTCGATGCTGGAGGACTGATGGATACCACCCTGCTGCGCAATCGCCTGATCGAGGCCGAAACCGCGCGCCACAAACTGCTGACCGGCTCGATGCGCGAACGCATCAGCCGCGGCGGTACCGACATCACCTACACCCGGGCCGACATCGGCAAGCTCGACCGCTACATCACTGACCTGCGAGCCGACATCGCCAAGGCCGAAGGACGCGGCATTGGCCGCCGCGCCCTGAACATCCACTTCTGAGAGGACACACATGGGACAACGCACCCGAAAACGGCTGGAGAAATCGCCCATGCCGCGCCTCGGCGCCGTGTCCCACCAGGGCGCGTCGACCACCAGCCAGCAACTGGCCAGCTGGCTGCCGATCCGCGCCAGCGCCGACGCCGACCTGCTGCCGGAACTCGGCACCCTGGTGTCACGCAGCCGCGACCTGACCCGGAACAACGGCATCGCCGCCGCCGGCGTGCAGACCCTGGTCGACAACGTCGTCGGCGTCGGCCTGCGGCTGTCGGCACTGCCGGACTACCGCGCCCTGGGCCAGAGCGCCGAATGGGCAATGGACTGGCAACGCACCACCGAACGGCTGTGGCGCGAGTGGGCCGACAGCCCGCATTGCGATGCCGCCTGCACGCTGAACTTCGCCGGCCTGACCGAGCTGATGTTCCGCTCGCAGGTCATGAACGGCGACGCCGTGGCGCTGCCGCTGTGGCTGCCGCGTCCCGGCTCGCGCTTCGCCTCCTGCCTGCAGGTGGTCGAGTCCGACCGGCTGAGCAACCCGGGCGGGCAAGTGGACAGCGCTACCCTGCGCGGCGGCATCGAGCACGACACCTACGGCGCGCCGCAGGCGTATCACATCCGGCAGAGCCATCCCGGCGACTACCTGATGGGGATGATCGGCGACGCCGGCGTCTGGCAGCGCATCCCGGCGCGAACCGCGTGGGGCCGGCGGCGCGTGATCCACCTGCACGACAAGGAGCGCTCCGGCCAGTCACGCGGCAAGCCGGTCATCTCGGCGGTAATCCAGCAATTCAAGATGCTGGACAAGTATTCCGGTGCCGAGCTGGACGCGGCAGTGATCAACGCCATGATGGCCGCGTTCATCGAAACCGAGATGAGCAGCGAGGACCTGTTCGAGCTGATGGGCGGCACGGCAGAAGGCATGGACAAGGAAATCCGCAAGCGCAACCGCGGCCGACCCCGGCTGAAACCCGGCGCCATCATCCCGCTGTACCCGGGCGAGAAAATGTCGCCGTTCATGCCGGCGCGGCCGGCCGCACAGTTCGAGGCATTCACCGTCGCCGTCATGCGCCATATCGCCGCATCGATGGGCCTGCCCTACGAGCTGCTGCTGAAGGACTTCAGCAAGACCAACTATTCCAGTGCGCGGGCCGCGCTGCTGGAAGCCTGGCGCACCTTCCGTGGCCGGCGCGAAAAGCTGGCCGACTACTGGGCCCAGCCGTGCTACGAGCTGTGGCTGGAAGAAGCGGTCAATGCCGGCCTGATCGACGCCCCCGGCTTCTATGAACACCGCGCGGCCTACTGCCGCAGCAAGTGGATCGGCCCCGGTCGCGGCTGGGTGGACCCGGTCAAGGAAGCCCAGGCGGCACAGATCCGCATGAACGCCGGCATCAGCACACTGGAGGCCGAGTGCGCCGAGCAAGGACTGGACTGGGAAGAAGTGCTCGAACAGCGGGCGCGGGAACTCACCCGGCTGCGCGAGCTCGGCATCGACCCGGCCTCACTGGCCGCCGTCGCCCCGGTGACCTTTGTTGAAAACCAGAACGTGAAAGGCGCCGATGACGGACAAGGCCCAGGCAGCACTACTTAAGTTCGGCACCGTGGTCAGCGTGACCGACGCCGGCCGCGTCTGCGTGCGCTTCGACGACCTCGACGGCATGGTCAGCCAGCCGCTGAAAGTCATCGTGCCGCGTGCCCACCGTGACAAGGCACACCACGCGCCGGACGAAGGCGCGCTGGTCGCCTGCGTGGTCGACGAGAACATCGAGGACGGCGTCGTGCTCGGCGAGGTCTACAGCGACGTCGACGCCCCGGCCACCAACAACCCGGCGCTGTGGCACTGGAAAATGGCCGACGGCAGCGAATTCGAGTTCGACCGCGACAGCGGCCGGCTGCGGATCAAGACCAGCAGCGACATCAGCGTCGAAACCTCGGCTGCGGCCAGCCTCAAGGCCGCGACCGACATCACCCTCGACGCACCGCTGGTCAAGGTCAGCAACAACCTGGAAATCGGCGGCGGCATTACCCAGGGCGGCGGCGCGGGCGGCAAGGCCGTGTTCAACGGTCTGGTGGAAACCCTCGCCGACTTCGTTGCCCGTGGCAAATCGTTCCTCGGTCACCGCCACCAGGAGAACGGTGCCGGCAGCCAGACCGACCCGCCGGGCTGAGGCCGTACGCGGCCCCCTGCGGAACATACCTGTGGCATTGATAACAACAGGAAAGACATGCCATGAAATTTGAACAAGCCCTCAACGACGCCCGCGACGACAAGCTCATTGCCCGCGCCGACTGGCCCGCCAGCCGGGCCCTGGCCCTGCAACTGCACTGGCGCGTGGGCGAACAGGTTCGCGCCAGCGGCTACCTCGCCACGCTGACCGGCCAGCGCTACCTGCCGGCCGACGATGACCTGTCTGCCGAGGACTGGCTCAGCGCCCGTTGACCCTCTTCACCACTGCAAGCCGCCTGCCCCGGGCGGCTTTTTTTATGGGAGATCGCCATGCGCATCCTCACCCGCCTGCGCTCGCTGTTCCACCGTCTGGCCGAGCGGTTCCGCCGGCACCGACCGGCCACGGCGCCCGTCATCACACTGTGCAGCACCGGCCGACCCGTCGGCGGCGGGCCGCGCGAAGTCGCCCGCCGCCGACGCCAGATCGAACGGGGGATGCTGAAATGCAGCCCCACGACCTGAAATACGCGCGCCTGCTCGGCCGGCTGTACAACGCCCCGCTGATGCTGCTGCCCGACAAGGCCGAGGCCCTGCATCAGGCAATGGCCGCGGCCCTGGCCGGCGGGCTCGCCTGGCGGTCCGAGGCAAGCAGTGGCGGCCGGTCTGGTACCGGCGAGCAGCCTGCGCGCAAGCCATACGCCGTCGTCGGCAAGGGCGTCGCCCTGATCCCGGTGTTCGGCCCGCTCGTGCAGCGCGGCGGCTGGCTCGATGCGCTGTGCGGCATGAGCAGCTACGACCGCACCGCGAGTCTGGTCGACCAGGCGATGAACGATCCCGAGGTCAACGCCGTGCTGCTCGAAATCGACAGCCCGGGCGGCGAAGTCGCCGGCCTGTTCGCCCTGACCGACCGGCTCAAGGCCATGGGCCAGCGCAAACCGATCTGGAGCTATGCGAACGAAGGCGCCTTCAGCGCCGGCTACGCAATTCCCTGCGCGACCGAGCGGATCTACCTGCCGCGCACCGGCATGGTCGGCAGCGTCGGCGTCATCGCCATGCACGTCGACCAGAGTCAGCGCGACGCCACGCAAGGCTACGTCTACACCCCGATCTTCGCCGGCGAACGCAAGGCCGCCGGCAACAGCCATGCCCCGCTGGACGATGCCACCCGCGCCGGCATGCAGCACGAAATCGACCGGATCTACGGCATGTTCGTTGACCACGTGGCGACCGGGCGACAGCTCGACCGCCAGGCGGTCATCGACACCCAGGCCGGCCTGCTCAACGCGGATGACGCGGTGGCCGGCCGCTTTGCAGACGGTATCGCGTCGCTGGACGACGTGGTGTCGATGCTCTCCGACGCGGCCAGTCCGCACACCACTGTTTTCATGAAAGGCACCCAGATGGATCCCCAGGCACAACAACCCGACAACGCAGCACTCAACGCCAGCATCGCCGCCGACGCCAAAGCGGCCGAACGCACCCGCATCGCCGCCATCCTCGACCTGCCGCAGGCCCAGGGCCGCGAAGCACTGGCGCGCAAACTCGCACTGACCACCGACATGGACGCGGCCGCTGCGGCCGGCCTGCTCGACGTCACGCCGCAGGCCAGTGCCGCCGCGCCGGCCCCAGCCAATCCGTTCGTCAGTGCCATGCAGGCACTCGGCAACCCGCAGGTTGGCGCCGGCGGCCAGGCCGAACAGGACCCGGCTCAAACCGCCGCCAGTCTCGGTGCCGCCATCGCCGCCCTCGCTTAAGGACCACCATGCACGCCCAACTGAAAACCGAAGGCAGTTACCAGCCCGTCGCCCTGCTGTCGGGCGACGCCACCAGCGCTCACCTGAAACCGGTCGTCGTCCTCGCCGGTCAGGTCCTGTCCGCCGGCGCCATGCTCGGCACCATCACCGCCAGCAAGAAAGTCCTGCTGTCACTGGCCGCCGCCAGCGACGGCTCGGAAAAACCCGACCTGATCCTCGCCCACGACGTGGACGCCAGCGCCGGCGACACCGACGCGCTGGCCTACTTCACTGGCCCGTTCAACAGCCAGGCGCTGACCCTCGGCGCCGGCCACAGCCTCGCCAGCGTATTCGAGCCGCTGCGCGCCAAAGGCATTTACCTCGACTGACCGGAGCCCCTCATGGATATCTTTACCACTGCCGTACTGGCGCAAGTCGTCGCCAACCTCAAGCGTCCGAAGCTGTTCCTGCTGAACAGCTTCTTCAAACTGGAACAGCGCGAAACCACCGAAGAAATTCACTTCGAGGTCGAACACGGCCGGCGCACGATTGCGCCGTTCGTCTCGCCGCTGAGCGCCGGCAAGGTCATCGCCAGCGAAGGCAGCACAGTCGTTTCCCTGAAGCCGGCCTACGTAAAAACGAAGACCCCGTTCAACGCCAATGACGCGATGCGCCGCGCCATCGGCGAGCAGATCGGCGGCGTGATGAGCCCGGAACAACGTGTTCAGGCCAATCTGGCCCGCACGCTGTCCGACCACGTCATGCAGATCGACCGCCGCCAGGAATGGATGGCCGCCCGCGCGATGATCGACGGCAAGTACACCATCGTCGGTGAGAAATACCCGGCCAAGCTGATCGACTTCCAGCGCGACCCGGCGCTGCGCGTGGTCAAAGGCACGGGCAGCAAGTGGTCCGACAACGGCGTCAATCCGCTCGACGACCTGCAGGACTGGGCGCTGCTGGTGGCGCCGAAATCGGGCGTCTACCCGAGCGAAGTCGT